GGAGTCTAATGTTCCTTGAATGTTGCCTTCTGCACTATCGTCAATAACTTGAAATAATATGTTTGGATTTTGTGTTGCCATTGTGTTTTAGTTTTTAAGTCCGGATCCGGATTACATTCGTCCAAATCTTTCGTTTACTGCATATTCAAAAGTAAATGAAACTTTTACTAATCTGTCTTTTGTATTAATATTTTTTATTGATTTTGATGTAATAATAATTGGTGTCCACCATTGACAAGTCCAATCGTCTTCATAAACATTGAAATCAGTATAATTTGGAACGGGATTATATCTTTTGTTAAACATTTGAACATAAACCATTTGTGAACTCCCTATTTCTGAAAACCATTTTGCTTTAACGTTTGTCATTGCGTGTGATGTGATACGTCCTTGTTTTATTGTTTTGTTGTTCCAATTGTTTTTTCCATACGCCATTGTTGTTGCATATCCGGGTGCTCCTAATTCTCTGCCAAATGGAGCAATTCGTCTTTGGAACGTGTCTCTTGTAATTGAATTTTGTTCTCGATATTCACCATCACTTGAAAACATATCCCAACCTCCCAGCTGATTTCTCCAAGCAAATCTTTTGTAACCCGCTCCCTCACAAGTTCTGTCAATCTTGACATTAATTGGTGTTGCCATACTGTGAAACGTTCCACTTCCTGATGACGCTTGACTTCCTTGTGTGATGTAATATTGAGCAACGTTTTCAAAATTTGTCCCTTCTGGTCCGTTTGGTGTGTTGTAAAGTCGTAATGATTTTGGTCCAATCATAAAAGATTGCATGCCGTCTGCATCACAAGCATAATTAAAAAGTCGAGTGTTTAAATTCAATCCTGCTGCGTCAAAAGTTTCAAGTGCTACGTTATTAGTTTGACCAGTAAAAAACGGGTTTGAGTAAAAACAAATAGGAAAGTCTTCCCATTCTTTCATTGAAAAATCATATATGTATTCCGACGACGCAACATTGTGACTAACGTTTGGTCGAGGTTTAAATCCTGTTCTCGGATAGTTAGTGAAATACAATTTATTTCCTGTTTGGTTTGTGCTATCATAAGCAATTCGATATGGTTGCCAACTTGTGACACCTGGTCTGAAATTCATGTTGTTTGGCGGTGAGCCTTCATGTATTACAAGACGATTTGATGTTGTGATGTCTGGGTCTATTTGAACGATACCATCTGCGTCCAAATACTCACGTTGTAAACGAACACGAACTAATCTGTTTCCTTCATATTCCCAATCTGTAAATGTAAATTCTAACCAAGACGTCCCACCATAAGCATAACAATTATCTAACCCATGTTGACTTTGAAGCCACGCATCTGTCAAAGGATTGACGATGTCTTCAATGTTTAAAAAGAAATTTCCAGGAAAATCTAAATCACTCGCACATCTCATTTTTCCGCCGTAATCTACCCATTGTGATGGTGGTGTCATACCGACTGTGTTCCACACTTGAACTTGTGCGACTAAATTCAAAGTGTTTGAAGTGTATTCTGTTGCTCTAATAATTATTGGATTGATTGTTGAATTAAACGAATAATTTCCTGGTTGAACTGTTATTGTAGGATATGCCATTTTATTTTTGTTAAATTGTTAATTCTATACTCGGAAGTTTAGACATCACCATTGATGTAATATTTTTTTGATAAACTTCTCCTAATTTCTTAATTTCTCTTTCTCTTGCTGGAAGTGATTTTTCTATAAAGCCAAGTTTACCTTTGTCCATAGGGTTTCCAAGTCCCCAACCAACTCCTTTTGACGTTTGCTTCGTTGCTATTGCAAATGCTATACCTCGAACAACATCATTGTCACTTGCTATCCCTTTTATTTTTATCCAACGAATTAATCCATTAATGTATTTACTATCACTTGCACCTGTTCGTTTTCCAGCTGTGTATGGGATTTTATTTGTTTCAACTCCATAGTTTATGATTTTCCAATAATCAAGACCACGAATTTTAATTACAATTCCTAAATCACCATCACGTTCAATAACGTGAGACAAAGAGTTAATAAACGCTCCTGACGCCTTACGTTTCAAACGAATTAACTCCTCACCCAAGATGACTTGAATGTTGACTGCAACTTTCTCAATTAAACTAATGTCAAGCATGTTCGGTATGTTGAAAGATTAAATTCAAATTGACACATAAACAATCTGTCGTTTGATGCTTCTTTTGTTCTTGTGATATTAATTGTGCCGTCTCGCATTATCACTTTACTTGGACCAAGACCATTTAAAACGTTTTCTAACCAAGTGTAAAAACAATTCTCAATACTGTCCCAAAAATTTGCAATATATTCTGGTGTTTGTGCATAAGCATCTGACGGGATAAATTCATAAACTTGAACAACATATCTTGTTGACTGAATTCCATATTCTCTGTCAATATCACCTGCTTGTATTGTTGAACTTGGTGGATTTACAATCATTAACGGGAGTGTCTTTTGATGTATGTCGTCAACTTCTTGTGGCCAACCAAAGTGAAATCCATTGCTTCCTCCTTCTTTACATGGATTAGCAACCCATCGTGTTTTCATTTCTGATATTATGTCGTTTAAATCTGTTAAGTTTGCCATAGTTTATTTGTTTCCGGATCCGGATTAACGTCTCCTATTCATTTTTGCGTTTTGTTTCGCTTTTAATTCTTGTTCAATTCCTTCTCTTACTGCGTTTTCAAATTCATTTGATGCTGTTTTCCAACTCAAATATGTGAACACGTTGTAAACGTTTTGTTTTCTAACTGAATTGATTGCATTAACGGGTTGTTCTGTAAACAATCCTGTTTTTGCTACATCATACAAAGTATTTAACCAACCATATCCTTCCATTATATTCCAGTTTTCTCTTGAATGTCTGTCTCCAATTCTGTTCCCGTTTTTGAAAATGTTCGAAAATTTTTCTCCCAAATCATTGTTTGCTTTGTCAAAAAAAAAACGAAATCCCAAACATAACTCATAGGAAGTTTTTCAAACAATTTTGTTTTCTTTCGAATTAATTTTTCATCATAACTTTGTTCGTCAACTTCTTTACATAATATTGCGATTTGTTCTGGTAAAACTGCAAACCTACCTCCCTTTTGTTTATCAATCAAGTTGTTTAATTGAGCTGCTTCAATGTAGTCTCCAAATGTTGTGTCTTTGAATTTAAACTCTGGGTAAAAGTAAGTTTTGTTTTTGAAAGTAAATGAAAGTTTTTTGTCGTCAACTTCTTCAAAAGTTTTTTCGTCAACTTCACTTAAAAATTTAGTCATATATCCTAACACGTTATTCACTTCGCTTGACTTACATTTTTTAATTGTTTCAATATCAACTTTTGTTAAAAATGCTAATGCTTCCATATTTGCTTTAACGTTGTCTGCGTTAAACTGTTCGTCACTTTCTTGTTCGTCTTTATTTAAACAATTATGTCTTGCATAAATTTCTAAAAGTCTCGCATAATTCTCAATCGTGATTTCACTCCAATCATTTGGCAATTCCACTTTTTTGTCTCCAATTTTTAAATTAATCATTTTGTTTTTTTGTTTTTATTTCCGGATCCGGATTTGTTATTTGTTTTCAGTTTAGTTTTTTTTCTATTTTCTTTTGCTTCTTTCTCAACTAACATCGTGTCTAACTCAATAATCGTGTTTGACATATCAACATAAAGTTGTTCAATTAAAATATTTATTTCACTCACGTTGTCAGGTGTTTTTAATGCTGAAGCAAATCCTAACGAACCAAACAAAAGGAAATTTGGCAACATAAACACCCATTCTGCTATTCCTATTGGATTGATTTCTCCTTTCATTGTCGCTTTTCCTAACTCATTGTGTAGTCTTATTGCTTCTGTTTTTAATGGTGAAAACATTCTCCATTTTTCGATTGGTTGGTTTTCTGTTACTTCATAGATAAAACCATCAACACGTTTCATGTATTCTGTCAAATGAGTTTCGTGTTTCTTATTCAATGTAATTAATTTTCCCATAATTTCACAAAAGTAATATTAAACTTTGTTTTGGTTTCGTGGTTTCTTTCGCAACATCACTTAAAATAAACGATTGATGACTTGTTTAATTCTAAAAACTCCCTCATGATAATTGCGTCTGAAATATCAGGTGAACGTCCCAACATTGTTTTTATCTGGTCTTTTGGTGTTATTGAAAGTTTATTGTCTTTGTCAATATCATGTTGTTTACAAACTTCAAACTCTGAAATAATTTCTTGTCTCAAACTGCTATCACTCACGTTAATATAAACTTCACCACGTTTAACTCTTTCACTAAACTTGTAATAACATTGTGACTTTAAATTTTTGTAATTCTCATTTTTCAATGCTCGACTATTATTCACAAAAGATTTAATTCCAATCAATATATCTGCAATTGCTCCTCCAACTCCATCACTATCGACAACAATATGTGAACGTGAAACTTGCCAATTCTCTGCTATTTCTTTTACGTTGTTTGCTAATTCAGTTAAAGAGTTTTTATCCCATGTAAAGATTTTCTCAATTCTAAAACCTGACCACACACACACAACACTCTTATCACGTCCAAATCTTGCAACATCAACTGACATGCATCGTTTCCCAGCTGGGACAAAGTCATTTGTGAACATATCGTTTAACGTGTCAACATCAAACAGTCTTGTTGCGTCATCAGAATATTCCCAATCACCATATAACAAACGTCTTTGAGTTAACATATCAGTTTGTTTTAATTGTTCAATATAATGCTTTGAAATATGTGGATTGTCTGTCACTAAACTTTGAATGAAACGCTGGTTTTCAGGAAGTGCGTTTTGTTTGAACTTCTTGTAAAACTGTGTGTAAATCCACCCAACTGACGGATTACAAGTCATTAAAACTTTTGGAATAATATTGTTTTCGTCTAATCGATAACGAATTCGTGATTGTAAAATGTTGTATGCAATTGGAGTTATTTCTGCACACTCATCAATGAAACAACCTGTGATTTCCAAACTGCCAAGTCCGTCAAAGTTTGGGTCTGACGGCATACGAAACAAGTCTTTCAATAATATTTCAGACTTTGAGTAATTCAATGTGATTAATGATTTTGTTTCATTGTAATTGTAATCAATGTTTGCTTGTAATCCCTGAATGTTACAAACTTCAAAGAATGATTGAAGTGTTGTTTCTTTCAATGTCTTTAATCTTGAACGTCCAATTACCCAACGTGTGTTGTGATACTTCAATGCTGATTTCAATATCCAATAAACTCCCAACATTGACTTGCCACCACCCGCTCCTCCTCCATAAAGTAAAACGTTTGTTGTTTTGTCTTCTAATATGTCGATTGCTTCTGTTTGTTTTTTTGATAGTTCCATATTGAATTCCGGATCCGGATTAATAATCAGCTGAAAGAATACCTAATCTCACAATCTGTTAGTCTAAAACTTAAACTGATTATTGTTCGTTTTCGTAAGTCTTTGTTTCTTTCCAAACTAACGGGTTACCGTCTGAACCTGTGATTTCTTGACGTTCAATATAACCACGTTTTTTCCCTTTTGT